ACAAGCAGTAATAGCTACAGCAAATCAACAACAACAAGTTAGATTACAAAACTTAGCTAACTTACAATCTACAGCTTTAACTAATGCACAACTACAACAACAAGTAGGTTTAGCAGGTTTAAATAATTCTCAAGCAGTAGCTCTTGCAAACGCAAAGACTGTTGCTGGAATGGATGTTCTTAATTTAAACAATGCACAGCAAACAGTTATTTCTAACTCTAATTTATTTAGAACATTTGAATTAACTAATTTAAATAATGACCAACAAGCTACATTACAAAATGCAGCTAGGTTAGCGGCACTTGATATGGCTAATTTAAATAATAATCAACAAGCTCAAGTGTTAAATGCTCAAGCATTTTTAAATATGGATATGACTAATTTAAGTAATAGTCAACAAGTTGCTGTTCTTAATGCACAACAAAGACAACAAGCTATGTTATCAAATCAGTCTGCACAAAATGCTTCAAGACAATTTAATGCAAGTAGTGAGTCACAAACACAACAGTTTATGGCAAACTTAGCTACAACTATTTCACAAAGTAATGCGGCACGAAATGATGCAACTTCTCAATTTAATGCAACTAATGCTAATAAAGTTGCTCAAATAAATGCGGGAAATCAAATAGAAGCAAGTCGATTAGAAGCACAATTAAATTCACAGATTGACCAATACAATGCTAATCTAAGATTTCAAAGAGACCAGTTTAATACACAAAATGCTTTAGCAATAGAACAATCAAATGTTCAATGGAGAAGACAAACTAACACAGCTAATACAGCAGGTCTTAATGCAGTAAACCAAGCTAACGCTATGAACGCATTTAATTTAAGTAATCAAGGTTTATCTTTCTTATGGCAAGAAATGAGAGATTCAGCAAAGTGGGAATTTGATGCTGCTCAAAATAATGAAGATAGAGTAACATTGTTAAAACAAGCGGCACTTGCTAACGAAGCGGCTACTGATGCAGATAAAGTAAAAGCTTTATCTAATTTAGCAAAATGGGTTTTAGATAATTTATAATAAGGAGTAATAATAATGGGAATAGGTAGTTTTTTTAGTAAAGCTTTTAAGACAGTAAAGAATGTCGCAAAGAAGGTTACTAGTCCAATAACTAAAATTATAAGAAAAACATCAAAGGCAATTGCTAATGTTGGTAAAAATATGTGGAATGGTATTAAACAAGTTGGGGGTAAAGCATTATCAGCATATATGAAATTTAGTGAAAGGATAGGACCAGTTGGACAAATAGGAATGGCTATTGCTATGCCTTATTTAATGAGTGGTTTTACTAGTATGGCTGGAGGATTATGGACAAACTTTGGTGCTAAAATGGGAGCAGGAGGTATACCCGGAGGATGGGCAAATCATGCTTCTAATCCATTTTTAAAAGTTCTTGGTAAAGTAGGAACAAAAGTTTATGATGGTGTAAATTTTACTAAAGGAACTTTTAAAGGTATATCAGATACTATTGCTGCAACATTTAAAGGATTTGCAGGAACTAAAGATGCAGTAACTGGAGTACGAAGTGGTGGAAGTATATCCCAAGGTTTTAAAAACTTCTTTCAAGGAACAGGTGAAGTTCTTAGTGGTAAAGCTGGAATGGGTACTATTCAATATGGACAAGTTGGTAATGTTGCACAAAGTAAACAATTTTTTGATAATTTAGGTCAAACACTTGATGTTGATACAAGAGTTATGGCAAGAATAAAAAATACTGGAGGTTATATAACTCAAACCGGTGGTGTAGGATTAGGTAATGCTAATGTTGCAAATAAATTTGCTTTTGAATCTATTAATAATACGATGGCAAAAAGCGGTTTATTAGAAGGTTTATCAAAAGATAGTATTAAATATATGAACTCTGTTGAGCAGTTTGGTATTGATAAAAGAAGTGCTTACGAATATGTAAGACTAAATGGTGTTGGCGCAGATGGCACATTAGATTTTGCTAAATCAGCAGACTTTTCTTTTGTTGCTCCAACAGGAGGTTATGAGTACACAGGTAAAAACTTTGCTAATACTATAAAACAATTTGATGTTACAGCAGCAACACAAGCATATGCTCCAAAAGTAAAAGGAGATGTATTTAAAACTAAAGATGTTTTATTAGGTAAATCTAATACTTCTTTATTTGAAAGAGGTAAAGATGCAGCTATGGCATTATTTACATCTGGTAATGATGCAGAGTCACAAGCTTACAATGTTCAACTTGGTAGTTTAAATGATAATAATTTAACTTCATCTTCTATGTATCAAGGAACTAATATAACAGGTGATTTTACTGGTTCATTGTTAAATAAAACTTTACAGGAAGAGTTTTTAAAACAACAACAAAGTGGGGCGTTTAACATAGCAGGAAGTAACTAATGTCTTTATCAGAAGCTGATAAAAAGAAACTAAAAAGATATAATTTAAAAGGTGTAAGCAAACCTATCAGAACAACTAAGTATGGTAAAAAAGGTGTCGTTGCCATACGGGATAAAGGTAAAGTTAAGATTATACACTTTGGTGACTCAACAGGTATGGGTCATAATTATTCTAAAGAAGCACGAAAAAGTTTTAAAGCTAGACACGCAAAGAATATAGCTAAAGGTAAAACAAGTGCTGCGTATTGGGCTAACAAAGTTTTATGGGCAGGTCCGGGAGGTTCTAAAAAATCTCCACCTAAATCTCAAAAACATAAGAAAGGTTAATATGGCAAAGAAAAAAAGTAAATCAAGAGTAAACGAAGCAGGTAATTATACTAAACCTACAATGAGAAAAAGATTATTTAGTAGAATTAAAGCTGGTAGCAAGGGTGGTAGACCCGGACAATGGAGTGCTAGGAAGGCACAGATGTTGGCTGCGGCTTATAAAAAAGCTGGAGGAGGTTACAGATAATGAAGAAGCAAATACCAGAAGGACCTAAAGGTAAAGGTCTTAGAGAGTTAAAAGAAAAAGCACCAGAGGTTGTAGCTAGAATGGGTTACAATAAAGGTGGTGCTATAATTAACAAGCCAAAAAATGAAATCAAAAAAACGAGACCCTAAAGTTGGCACGGGTAAAAAACCAAAAGGAAGCGGAAGGAGATTATATACCGATGAAAATCCTAAAGATACTGTCAGCATTAAGTATGCAACTGTGGCAGATGCTAAAAAAACTGTGGCAAAAGTTAAAAAAATTAATAAACCTTATGCTAGGAAAATTCAAATCCTTACAGTTTTGGAACAAAGGAGCAAGTTCGGGGGAAAACCAGAACAAGCGAAAATAGCAAAACGAGCAAAAGAAGTATTAAAGAAAAAACATGGCACTAAAAAAATCACAAAGAAGTCTTAAATCATGGACAAAGCAAAAATGGCGTACAAAGTCTGGAAAGAAATCAAGCGTTACTGGCGAGAGATATTTACCAGAAGCGGCTATAAAAGCTCTGACACCTGCCGAATATGCGGCAACATCAAGAGCAAAGCGAAAAGGAACAAAAAAGGGGAAACAGTTTGTGAAGCAACCGAAAAGGATTGCAAAGAAAACAAGGGCGTATAGAAGAGTAAAATAATATGGTAGATATACAACAAAATAAAATCATGGAAGCGGAGCAAGAAGGTATTAATCCTTTTAATAATCCTACTCCCGGTGAATCCCTAACTAAAAACCCAGACGAAAGATTTGAATGGGAGCAACAAGCTAAGTTTACAGATGTAGACGAAGCTATAAAAGATATTTTTCTTAGAATAACCGAGAGAGATGCTTTAATAGAAATGTTAAACTTTTTTAAAAATAAACAACCTATTGAAGAAATGACTCAAATGATTTTATATAGAGGTTTTACAAAAGGTGAATACAATGTTGACCTTATGTTATTATTAGTAGAACCACTAATGTATTTATTAATTGCAATTTGTGAAGAGTATGATATTGAACCAACACTATATGATGATGAAGATGTTGACGGGGCATTTGTTTCTGAAGATAGTTTAGATAATGTTGATTCTAAAAATTTAACAAAACAAGTTAGTGAGATTAGAAAAGATAGTGTTCCTCCGTCTTTACTTGCAAGAGTAAAAGAATTACCGGAAGAAGAAGAATTAGAAGGAGATAACTAATGGCTTTAAACTTTGGAGATTTAGCTTTATTGACTGCCGGTGATGTCGCAAAAATGGACACCGAAGCTAGGCAAAAGAAAATTGATGATAGACTAGATGAGTTAAACGAAAACAAAGCATTTTATCGAAGACTTGCAGAGTCAAGATTTGCTACAGATGAAGCTGCATATCAAGAAGAATTAAAAAGTATTAGAAGTTTACAGTCTGTTTACAATGAAATTTCTGAACAAGGTTTAGATGCTGATGCTGCGGCAGATAGAATAGCTATAGCAAAGTATGGACAATCATATTTAGATGCAGAATATTTCCAAAAAAATAGAATGAAGAATGATATTAAAAAAGGATTTGTTGAAAAAGAAGGTGGTGGTTTTGAATTTAATCACAGAGGTATTATGTTTGATGCTCCTAAAATTGAAGACTATTACAAAGGACCGGAGTATTGGGCTAAGTTAGCTGATGAAATTGAATCTGGAACAAGAACAAAATTAGGTGAGCAATTTAGTAATCTTATTGGTAAAGATAAAAAAGATGTTAAACCAGATGACTATTTAAAAAATATTGAAGACATGAAACGAATGGAGATTAAAGATGAGATTGCTCCAGAAGTTTACAATTCAACAGGAAAATTTAATAGTGTTGCTGATTCTGAAGATTTTATTACAACCTTAGTTCCATCTGAAAAATTACTTACAGATGCTAATGCAAATTTTGTAATATCTGAATATAAAAATGCTATATCTTCTGCTAACACTAATACGCAAATGAAAAATATTGCTGATGGTATTAGTTCAAGATTAGGTACAGGATTGGAAGAAGGATTATTTGAGTTTGCTGACAATGGAGCAGTAATAGGTGTAAACCAAAATGGTCAAAGAGTTCTTGAAGAAGCAAAAATTTTATACAATGAAACTGTTGAAGAAGTATTTGCATTAATTTACTCTCAGAATGGTGCAAAAGCTTCTCCTTTTGCGGCTAGTATTTTAGGAGATATAGAAGGTAATTTCCAAAAAATGGGAATGGATTCAATTAATAAAGTTTTCTTTGCTAAACTTGATAATCAACTAGCGGTGTATGGTGCAGGTGGTATTGATGTTGCATGGACCACAGATAATGCAACAGTTGCTATGATAATACCTACTGATATTTTAAAAGCTGCTGAAGAAAATAATATATCTAAAGACCAATTAATAAAAATTGCTTCAATAAATGAAGGATATGAGTATGTAAATCAAGAAGGTGAAACAGTTAAAGTTGATGGATTAACAATAGATAAATCAACTGCTAAAGATACTGTTAAGGTTAGAAGTATAGTTCAAAATTATATGAGAGATTACATTGAAAATGTAGGTGTTCAAGAAATGAAAATTGCTGATGCCTTTACTGTTGTTGATGATGGAAAAGCTTTAACATTTAAAAAAGAAATACAAATCGGAGACGATAAGTTTCTTCCGGGTTTTCAATATAAAATAGAAGATATTTTAAAATTAATAGAACGAGGGGATATTAGAAGAGAAGATATTCCCGCAGAACTTTTAGCAGTAATAGATAAATATTTACAATCAGAATAGGAGCAGATAATGCCTTTAAATGATATCGCTTCTCCTCTTGAGTCAGCAGGTACTGGTCTAAGTAGTATTGCAACACCACTAGCAAAACCTTCCTTCCAACAAAGATTAGAATATGGGTTTGATGTCGAAACAAATTTAGTAGGCGATGGATATCGTCTTTTAAAAGCGGCAGTTAAATCTATTGGACCAACAACATTTGAAGAAGAACGAGAAGATATAGAAGAAGAAAGATTAGAAGCTATATATAACGAACATCCTTGGGCTTCATCTGGTGAATATGATTTTGACCCTGCTGTTATGACAGGAAGGGCTATTACATTATTAGCTGACCCAACATACTTAGTTGTTCCTTATGGATTAGCTTTAAAAGGAACTAGTCTTGCTATGAAAGGTGCAAAACTTGCTGCACTTGGAGCAGGTGTAGGAGTTGGTGATGCATCAATTAGAAGTCTTGCAAGAACTGGAGAGATAGAACCTAGTCATTTAACATTTGCAGGAGGTATAGGAGCAGTAGCAGGTCCTCTTGCTTACCCAATACAAATTGCAGGTGGTAAAGCTATTAACAAAATATTCCCTAGTTTGTTTAAAAGCAAACAACAAATGGAAGCTACAGTTGCAAAGCTAAATAAAAATTATCAAAAAAAATATGACCTTAATGAAGCACAGTTAAATAGTGTAAGAGAAGTTTCTGAGCTTTCAAGTATAAATAAATTATTTAAAGAATTACAAAGTCAATTATCTTCATATCAAACTACAATTGCACCTCGAGAAAAAATCTTATCTATACTCGATGCCATTAAAAAACAAGGTGCAAAATCCCCCGGCTATAATGTCAAAGTAAAACAAATAAAATTACCTACCGCAGATGGTAAAGGTAAAGTTATTAAAATTGATAGTGCAGAACCCGGACATATAGATAAAATAATAAAAGATGTTGATGCACATTTTGAAGCATTACAAACAACTTTAAGTAAAACTAATGCTAATAAATACTCTAAATTACAATTACAAATAATAAAAGAATTAGATGCAAGAGGAAGTTTAACATCTAAAGTTATTAAAGGTTTAACAGCTAACTTTACGAGACCAGTTTTATACGGAGCAGGTGGTGGCGTTTTTCATACTATGTTTGGTGATTCTGATGAAGGATTACTAACAGCAGTAGGTGCAGGATTTGCATTAGGATTAACACACAGAGCTTTAATAGCTGGTAGAGTTGGTGGTTTACCATTCCAAAGACAAAAAGAAATTGCTGATGGTATTAAAAAAAGTTATCTTAATAATATTGTAAGAAAAATTTCTATAATGACTGCAACAAGTCAACAATCTAAACTATCTGCAAGAAGTGAAGTACATGATGAGTTTTCAAAACTTTTATTTTACAGACCAAAAGATACTATTACTAGAGATTGGTTAGGTAATGTTGTAGATGTAAAAGGTGCGGGAACTATTGGAGCAGGAAACTCTGTAGAGGATATGGCTCAAATAGCATTTAAAGATTTTATTGTAGACATAGATAATGTTATTGGTAAACAATACACTACATTAATTAATGGTGCAAGAAGAAATCAATTATTTAAAGTTCCGTTAACAGAGCAACAAAAAAATGCTTTAAAAATACAAGATGAAGCAATAGAAATAGTTAGAGGATTTAAAGGCGAAGCATCTAGTGATGCTGTTGCTATGGCTTCTCGAATAAAAGAATGGTTATCAAAGTATAAAAAATATTTTAATGATGTAGGTATAAGTGAAAAAGAAGTTCTTGAAAATTATTTTCCTAGAAAGTATGATTATAATTTAATTTATAATAAAAAAGAACAGTTTATAAAAGATGTGACTAACATTATAAAAAAATTAAAGAAAGACCCGGGAAGTAAATTTTATAATAGTAAAGCTTCAGCAAAAAAATTAGCTGAAAATCATTTCAATGCAGTATTAAATGATTTAGAAAGACCTATTGTTGAGACAGGTAAGAATACTTATAGTCCAGTTATTAATAGATTACCTTTAAGTAGTCATATTGATGAGGTTAGAACTTTATCTACAACCTCTGCTAACTCATATGATTTAATTGATAGTGTTTTAAAACAATATACTATCAATGATATTAGAACAGTATTAACAGATATAACTAGAACTACAGTAAAGTCTGTAGAATTTGCTAGAAAGTTTGGACCTAATGCTAATTTAGTTAATGGTTATTTAAAAAGAATAACACAAAAATATGCAGATGCTGGGTTTAAAAAAGATAAAGTAGGTGCGTATAAAGGTTACTATGGTAAGAATCATTTTGATGATGTTAAAGCAATAGAGAACGCAGTTAATTCTTACTTTGGTAGATATCAATCTGCTCCGTTAGGAGTACAAGGTAACAGAGAAATATTTGCTGTGTTATCTACAATGGCAAACTTTAACATGATGGATAAAGTTACTATTGCAAACCTTGGAGATTTAATACAACCTTTTTCTAACAGTAAATATTGGGATTCTGCAATACGAGGAATGTTTCCGGGTAACAGAGTACAACGAGGTAGACTAGGAGAAACACTTGGATTAAGAGCAGAAAGAGAAGCAGGTATAATTCATAGTGGTTTAATACAAGAAAATTTAGTTGATACATTTGTTACTCCAACTGGCGGTTCTCAAATTATAAAAAGAAATGCAAAAGGAGATTTAGAACCAGCAGGTGTTTTAAGTTTAATTGGAAAAAGTAATCAAGCATTTTTTAAATTAATTGGTCTTGAAGGTATTACAAATGTAGCAAGAAGATATGCTTACAATGTTGGTGCTGTTGATGTACATAAAACTTCTAAAATAATTGCAGAAGGATTTGATGCAAATAAATTTACTTTTAGTTTAACTGAAGGTGTTTCGTTTGAAAAAATTTTAGCGAACAAAAACATGACAGAAGCTACTAAGACAGAGCTTCTTAGATACTTATCTCATTTAAATAAGACAGGAGCTTTAAAAGTTAATGCTGCTGGAGAGATAACAAACCTAGGACAAATTCTTAAATTTGGTAGATTTAAAAATGTAAGAACAGCGATGAAAGATTCTGACTCATTCAACATTATGGATAATGTAGGAATGAGAGCTGCTGATAGAGATGCTATTCTACCTACTGTTGGAAATAGATTATTATTTACACAGAATAAAAATCCTATGGTAAGAATACTAGGACAGTTTTCATCTTGGGCTATGGCTAAATCAACACAAACAAATGCCATGATAGAAAGAATAGAAGATGGGCAACTAAGACAATTAGTAGGTATGCTCGGAGCTTTAAGTGTTTATGGTGGTATTCAAGAGTTAAGAGATTTTATAAGAACAGGTGATGTAAAAAATCCTATTACAGAATTAGAAAAAGACCCAAAAGAATTTTTAACTAAAGCTACACATATGTCTGGTAATTTAGGATGGCTTCCTACTTTAGCTATGAATCAATTAGTTGGTTATAGTTCAGCAAGACCTTTAGAATTTGCACCTGCTTTTAGTATTGTTAATTCTATTATTGCGTTAGCACAAGCAGGAGTTAATGCAAGTGGTATTAGTAAAAAAGGTTATGATGAATCAATACAAAGATTTTTAGAGTCTTTACCTGCTCCTAATATTAGAAAATTAATAGATAGAACTTTTGGAACTAATCTTTCTGGAACTAAGAAAGAACCTATCAATAGTATTCTTGGTAATAATCTTTATGATAAACGAGAAGATAATATTTTAAATAGAAGTTTATTTAGTGAAGGTGGACCAGTAGGTTTTAATGGTTTTCAATTACGAGAAAATCCAGAAACAACAGGAGTATCTGATAAAAAAGAATTAGTAAGACAAATAGCAGATGGACCAAAGATAGTTATTAAAAAGAAACCACCTATTAAAACTAGTTCTGTTGGTTCTAGTGTTGGTCCAGTTGGTCAAGACTTAGAAGGTTTAACACAAAAAGATGGTTTATATTATTTAAGTAATCCTTTATTTGATAAGATTTTACAGAAAGAAAGTAGTAGAGGTGTAAATTTAAAAAGTAAAAAAGGTGCAATAGGTTTAATGCAAATTATGCCTAACACAGCTAAAGACCCGGGATATAAAGTAAAACCATTAACAGTTGAAGAACTGAATGACCCAGTTAAAAATGTAAAGTTTGCTAAAGAATATTATAATGCCATGAAGAAAAAATTTGGTAATGATAGATTAGCTCTTATAGCATATAACTATGGACCGGGAGCTACAGAAAAATGGTTAGCATCAGGTGGTGATGAAAAAAATTTACCAAAAGAAACTCGGGATTATATTCAGTTTATTATAGGAGATAGAACAAACTTTTTTCGTGGAGGTTTTGCAAGAGCTAGAAGAGCTATGACTTCTAACAGAGCTTACTCTACTAACAGAGAAGCTTATAGAGCTAGTCAATATAGACAGGCGGCTAAGTCTATGCAGAAAGCAGGTATAAAAAATTTATCTGGAGGAACTAGTACAAAATCTGCTAAAAAAATACAAGAAGATTTTAGAAATAAAAGTAGTGATAATAATAATAATAATCAAACTAATGAAACACCAACTAAGACTACAAGCATATTAGATAAAGCTGTTGAGACAGCTACAGATGCGGTTAAAAATCCAATTGAAACTGGTAGTAGAATTAAAGATAAGTTTGATGATTACACACAGTTTAACTTATTAGATGGGGATTTAGATATTAATTTACAAAAAGGAACTATGGAATATGATACTGGTTTTGGAACACTTGGAGTGGAAGTACCTCCGGGTGGATTGTTCTCAGCAAATCCAGAAGTTTTTGTAAATTATACATTAGAGTTTAAAAAGGGCGGATTACTTGACAAAAAAAGGGGTTGACAAGTTGAGGATTGAGGTGTATAATATAGGTATAACGGGATAGCTACGGGTAGTATTTCGTTATACTAATAACTCGCTTATGAAAGGAGCAAAAATGAACCTACCTACAGGGGTCTTTGACCCATTCAGAAACTTGACTGTTGGCTTTGATAATATCTTTGACCAATTGTCAACATTGTCATCATATGACACATCTAATTATCCTCCATATAACATCAAGAAAGTTGGTAAAGAAAAATATCAATTGGAAATGGCGTTGGCAGGATTTACAAAAACAGATGTAATAGTTGAAGTAAAAGAAAATACTTTAACAATATCTGGTAAAGCATCAGATAAAGATACAGATACTTTTGTACACAGAGGTATAGCTCAAAGGTCTTTTAAAAGACAATGGACTTTGGCAGAACATCTTGAAGTAACAAGTGCTGTGTTAAAAGATGGCGTTCTAAAAGTAGATATGAAATTAAATCTACCGGAAGAAAAGAAACCAAAAACAATTACTGTAAAGTAAAAGGTAGGGGGCGAAAGCCCCTTACAATTATATGAAGAAACAAAAACACATTGGAAAGAAAAAAGGACAAGTAAAACTTCCTGTAATAAAAACAAATGCAAAGGAAGTAATAAAAAAGTTTTTTAATTATTTTAAGAAAGGGAAATAAATGTTGGGCGGATTACCAGTAGAAATGATAACAATGCTTGGGTCATCTTTGTTAGGTGGATTTATGAGCATATGGAGTCAAAGCATCAAAGCAAAACAAGACGAACAAAAAATGTTACTTGCTAGAGCAGACAATCAAATGTCGCACATAGAAAAAGCAAGAACATATGAAAACAAAGGATTTACTTTTACAAGAAGAATAATAGCTTTGACAGCAGTATTTATGGTAATAGCTTATCCTAAATTAGTACCAGTATTTTTTGATGTTCCTGTTATTTTAACATGGACAGAATTTACTAGAGGATTTTTATTCTTAGTAGAACAGAAAGAATTATTAATGGACAAAGCTCATGCAGGTGTAGTAATAACACCATTAGATACTCACTTAATGAGTGCGATTGTAGGATTATATTTTGGTGGTAGCTTAGTTAAGAGATAACTCTAAGATATTTTTCTAACCATTCGTGGACAACAATAAATTTTCTTTTAGCTTCATTTACAACATTTGTAAAGAACACTCTTTCCTCTCGATGAGGGAAAGCTTTATCCATAATCTCTTTGTCATCAACTGGCATAGATTTTATTTCTGTGATAAACTTTCCCTCTTTATCAAGGATTAAAGAATAAGAAAATATTACTGCTTCCTTTTTATTCTGCGTCATCGAAGACATTAGACCAGTTCCCTTTTACACTAGCTTTAGTATAAGCAGAAGCTCTTCCCTCGAAAAAGTTTTGATGTTCAACACCAATAACTTCATCCCACCAAGTCAAAGGATTTTCACTCACTCCAAAGTTAGGTTTTAAACCTAATTGTAATAAGCGTCTATCAGCAATATATCTATTGTATTGTTTCATTTCTTCTAATGTTAGACCTTGTATATCTCCCATCTCAAAAACTAATTCAATAAAGTTGTCCTCATGGTCAACCATTTCCCTACATATATCGTAGATTTCTTTCTTGAACTCATCGGTCCATATGTCTAGGTTTTCTTTTATTAAAGTTCTAAATACTTTAGTCATACCCTCAACATGAAGTGACTCATCACGAATACTGTAGTCAACTATCTTACACATCCCCTTCATTTTATTAAACCTTTGAAAGTTAATCAAGATAGCAAAGCTTGAGAATAACTGTAGTCCTTCTGTAAAACCAGAGTATACAGCTAAAGCTTTAGCTACATCTTTTAAATCTTTCTTTGTTTTAACTTCGGATGTTTTAAATTGTTGTATGTAATCATGTTTAGATGACATCTCTTCATACTTAGCAAATGCTTTGTATTCAGACTCGGGCATACCAACTGTATCTAACAACAATGAATATGAATGTTGATGTACTGATTCAATGTTTGCAAATGAACCCATCATCATTCTTAATTCTGGTTTCTTAAATAGTGGTATATACTTATCATAATATCCTGCACCAACATCAACATCTGATTGTGTAAACAATCTAAATATTTGTGTTAATAAATTTTTTTCTGCCGGTGATAACTTTTGATTCCAATCTTTTACATCTTCATGCATGGGTACATCTTCTGGTAACCAATGCAATTGATTTTGTAATGTATAATAATCAAATGCCCACGGGTATTCAAATGGTTTATAATAAGTTCTTTCGTTAAATAATGGACTTACGCTTCGCATGATAAACAAACCTCCTCTGTTGCTTCTTGTTCTAATCTTACTCGCTTAACTTTTAAATTAATATTCTCTGCACTTTTAGCTTCTCTACTTCTTAGATAATACAAACTCTTTAATCCTTTTTTCCAAGCTTGATAATGTACTTTATTTGTATAGCGTAAAAAATTATCATGCTCTTCTTGTGAAGCTTGTATGCGTGGAGCAACAAAGAATAAGTTTACTGATTGTGCTTGACAGATATACTCTTGTCTATCTGATGCGTGTTGGATAATCCAATTCTGGTCTATCTCATTTGCAGTTTTAAATACATCTTTTTCCATATCAGTTAAAAAGGATAGATGACTTACCGAACCTTCATGTTCGCTAATACTTTTCCAAATTGTATCTTTATAATTTTGATAATCATTATCATAATCTTTTTGTAAAGTTTCTGACAGTTCCCATTTAGTTTTAAATAAATTATGTAGCTGTCTGTTTCTAACTTGGAATGTTCCACTTAAAGTTTTATGTGAATATACATTAGCTCTTATAGGTTCTATCGAAGGACTAGTTCCTCCACAAATAATAGATGATGTAGCGTTAGGAGCAATAGCAAGTAAGTGTGCATTACGCATACCTGTACCTTCCATGTCCGGAGCTTCACCTCTTTCTTTGGCTAGTTCCTTAGATGTTTTTACAGCTAACTCTTTGATTTGTTTGAATATTTTTGTATTCTGTCCTGTTGCCATTGGACTATCAAATGGTATATTTAATTTTTGTAAATAGGTGTGAAAGCCCATAGCACCAAGACCAATACTTCTTTCTCTGTAAGCACTATAACCTGCCTTTTCAAAACCTAATCTTTGTACTTCCATGTTTCTTATGTCACCTTTGTAATCATAAACAAAATCATAAGTAGCTTGTATAAAATGTTCTAACACATTGTCTAACATTCTAATCATGTCTGGTATAAATGTAGCAGACATTGACCACTCATCATATTGTGCAAGATTAACACTAGATAAACAACACACAGCAGTTCTATCTTCACTTGTAGGTAATGTTATTTCACTACAAAGATTTGATTGATTAACTTTTAATCCAGCTTCTTTTTGTTTCTCTGGTAAATGTTTATTAGATGTGTCAATAAAGTGTAAGTATGGTTCACCTGTTTCATGTCTTGTTTCTAAAATTAATCTCCATAGTTCTCTAGCACTAATAGATTTAATCTTTTGTTTTGAGTGCGGGTCTATTAAATCCCAATCAACATTCTTAGAAACACATTCCATAAACTTATCAGTTATGTTTATACCATGATGTAAGTTAAGACATTTTCTATTTGTATCTCCACCAGAAGATTTACGCATAAATAAAAACTCTTCTATCTCCGGATGCGATACATCCATATATGCTGCATAGCTACCCCTCCTTGTTGTTCCTTGGTTGAAAGCTAACATTTGACTATCAACAACTTTCATAAAAGGTATTGACCCTGTTGATTTAGAACCATGAGAAGTAGAAGTACCATCACTTCTAACTGCTCCCCAATAACCACCAATACCACCACCATTACTAGCTAACCAAATGTTTTCATCATAATGTTTACTTAATCCTTCTCTACTATCTGGTACATAATTAAGAAAACAAGATATAGGTAAACCTTTAGATGTACCTGCATTAGAAAGTATAGGCGAAGAAAAACCAAACCATGTCTTACTTGCATAGTCATATATTCTTTGTGCCATATCCCAATCTGTTTTACCACGATAAGTAGAAACATATTTTGCGGCTCTAGCAAAAGCGTGTTGAGGTGATGTTTCTTTTTTATCAAGGTATCTATCTCTAACAGTTGCGATACCAAATGGTGTTAAGTATTTATCCCTATCTAAATCTATTTTAATCTTCATCTTTCTGGTTTACCTTTCATTAAATCTATTTTAAATTCTTCATCTTCTTTTTCTGTTACTGCTTCTATCTCACCTGCTATTGCCATATAAGCTGATGCATCAATGTAAGTATCAGATGTTCTCTTACCTAATTTAGTTCTTGCTATCTTTAACAAAGCCATCATAATAGCAACATCATGTGCATCAATATTAACATCAAGATATGCATCCCAAAGCTTTGCTATGTTATTATGGTTTTCTTTTTTATCACCATAATCAACATGGCGTTGACCTCCTACTAAGTTAATTGCTTCTTCTAAATATTCTTTAGTTTTGTTCACTACCTTCTCCTTTCTTTCCAAATAATATTTTGTCAAACTCTCTTTCACCTATGTAATTACACAATGCATTGTTATGTTTTGCAAACCAAAAAGTTCCATAACCAAGTTTCATAATCTGTGTATCACCTTCTGTTAAATCCCAAAATTCTATTTCTATTTTTTTTCTTTTACCAACACCAACAGGTGTAAACGATATATAAGCTTTACCTTTTTCCATTCTTTATCATCCAATCTTTCGGTATCTTTTTTTCACACCATTCAAAATTATTTTTCATGCACCAATCAGCATAACTAGTTTTAGAATTTTTTCTAATCTTTACTCTTGCATTTTGAAAACAAAAACGAATATCATAATCTGTACTATCTCTTATCCATAAATGTTTTTTTCTATCTGCAATAGTAAACCTACCTTTTAATTCTACATACACATTAGTAGAAGGAAAATAAAGGTCGGGCAAATAAGACCTATGAATAATGGGTTGAACATACTTTAACCTTTCTCTTTCATAAAAGAATTTAATCTTTTTTGTTTTTAAATTCTTTATAACTGTTTCTTCAAACTTAGAACGATAAGCCATCTAACTCCGAGTAACCACCTATTACATTTCCATTAATAATAATTTGTGGAAATGTTTTAGCATAAGGAAACAACTTAAAAAATTCTTCCTTAGTATAATCAACATCTAACATAAGTATTGTAGGATTATGTTTAGCTAATTCCATTTTAGCTTTCTCACAATATACACAGTTAGGTTTAGAGTATATTTTTATTTCCATTGTTCCTCATAATTATATCATTTAATTCGGTAAATGTCAAGTCCGGATTTCGTTTTAATTTTTTAATTACCCACTTGTATGACCATGC